AGGACGGGGCCACGGCCCCGTATAGCGTCGGTAAGAGCGATTAGTAAAGTGACCAGCATAGGAAAAGGAGGCACCCATGGCCTACGTTCATAGGGTGGTAAAGGCTGGTCCGTGTGTCGAACACAAGAAAATGCAGTCCTACCGGGTACACACCAAAGGCGCCACCAGATCCCCCAATAGCGGCCACACCTCTGAACGCCAAGCGCGGATCAATGAGCGGGCAGCGGAGGAACGCCTGCGCTGGGACATAAACGCCAATTTTGGCCATAGGGATCTCCATGCCGTTCTCCATTACTACGTCAAAGACAGTACGTTTGAGGAGATCCTGGCAGACAAGGCGGCCTTTCTGCGGAACCTACGGACGATTTGCAAAAAGCGGGGGATCACATACAAGGCCGTGGTGGTCATAGAAACCAAACGCATGACCAACCCACACCTGCACGTTATCATTTCCCGCATGGACCCGGAGATCATCACCGAGGCGTGGGAGAACGTCCCCAGGGGCGGCGGTGGTATCAGCTTCAAGCCCATGGACAGGCGTGGCAACCACTACAAGCTGGCCGCCTACCTGATGAAAGAAAGCCGATCCACCATGGAGCGATACCGGGAGATCGGCAAGAGGGGCAAGCGGTACAGCAAAACGCAGAACATGGACAAGCCGGAAATTACATACACCGTCGTGTCCGCCTCCAGCTGGAGGAAAGAGCCAAAAGCCCGAAAGGGCGCAGTCCTGTATAAGTTCGACGACGGATCCACCTGCCGGAGCGGGTGGCATGAAATCAGCGGTTACCCATACCAGGAGTATTTCGAGGTTTTCAACGAATAGGAGGCAGCACAATGAAGATTTACATAGCCGGGAAGATTGCCGGCGATAAACGATACCGGGCCAAGTTTCGGGAGGCCGCCAAGACGCTGGAGGCGGCGGGCCATGTGGTCCTGAACCCGGCCACCCTGCCGGACGGCCTGGAACAGGCGGACTATATGCGGATCTGCCTGGCCATGTTGGACACGGCGGACCTGGCCGTGTTTCTCCCCGACTACCAGGAGAGCAAGGGCGCCATGGTAGAGTGGGGTTACTGCCAGCGGATCGGGAAAGACTGCGCCCTGTACCTGGAATTGACGGGAGGCGGCAGGCGGTGAGTAAAGCGCAGATCAGCCTATGGGAGGAAAAGATCGTGGACAGTTTCGCCGGCGGCGGCGGAGCCAGTACGGGGATTGAACTGGCCACGGGCCGGGTGGTGGATATTGCGATCAACCACGACCCTGACGCCATACTCATGCACAAAACGAACCACCCACACACGACACATTACCAGGCAAGCGTGTGGGACGTGGACCCGCTGGAGGTCACCCACGGCAGCCCTGTGGGCCTGTTATGGGCCTCCCCTGACTGTAAGCATTTCAGCAAGGCAAAAGGCGGCAAGCCTGTGGAAAAGAAGATCCGGGGCCTGGCCTGGATCGTCCTGCGCTGGGCCGGAACGGTCCGCCCCCGCGTGATCATCCTGGAGAACGTGGAGGAGTTCCAGACCTGGGGGCCGGTCCGCAAAGGCAAGCCCGTCAAAAAGCTATCCGGCCAGACGTTCCACAAGTGGCTGGGCCAGTTGGAGGCCCTGGGCTACACCGTGGAATGGCGGGAACTGGTGGCGGCGGACTACGGAGCGCCCACCACACGAAAGCGGTTTTTCCTGATCGCCAGGTGCGACGGGCGGCCCATTGTGTGGCCAGAACCCACACACGCGCCGGCGGACAGCCCGGAGGTAAAGGCGGGCCTGAAAAAGCCGTGGAGGAGCGCGGCGGAGATCATCGACTGGAACCTGCCCGCCCCCTCTATTTTTGCCAGCAAGGAGGAAATCCGGGAACGGTACGGCGTGGCCGCTGTTCGCCCACTGGCCAAGAACACCATGCGCCGCGTGGCCCGTGGCGTGGACAAGTTCGTGATCAAATCGGCAACACCGTTTATTGTCCCGACGGGGTACGGAGAGGCACCGGGACAGCAGCCCCGTTTGCATGACATTAACGGCCCAGTTCCCACCGCTGTGGGGAAATGCCACCACGGCGTTGTGTCCCCTGTCATGGCGCCGCTGACCATGCACAACAACGAAAACGCCGCCGGGACGGCGATCACCGAGCCGGTGAACACGATCACCAGCAGCGGAGCGGGAGGCCATCAAATGCTGATCACCCCCACCCTGGCCGCCATTGGCCAGACGGGAGGCGGTGACCGCTGCCGGAGCGTGGAGGAACCGACCCACACCCAGGTTTCAAAGGCAGAGGAGTGCGTGGTGTGCCCTGCCATGATCCAGTATCACACGGAGCAGTCCGAAAAGGTGCGAGGCCAGGCGGTAACAGACCCAATTATGACCATTGACGCCTCCAACCGCTACGGCCTGGCGGCGGCCACACTGACCAAGTATTACGGCAGCGATCAGCACGGCCAAGAGATCCGGGACCCGCTCCACACCATCACGGCAAAGGACCGGGAGGGTGTCACCATGGCAAGCCTGTCAAAGTTTTATGGCGGAGTGGTAGGGGCGGAAATGCCCCAGCCCCTCCCGACGGTCACCGCCGTGGACCACAATGCCCTCCAGACTGCCCACATGGTCAAGCTGAAAGGCACCAACCTGGGTGGTCCGGTAACGGAGCCGGTGCAGACAATTACCGCCGGCGGAGGCCACCATGGTGTGGTCACGACCAGGATCGCCAAGGCGGAACCGGGGGCGCCGCTCCAGAACTGGCCGAAGATCCGGGAGGCCCTGAACGAGTTTTGCGGCTATCAGTTGGCAGAGGACGACGTGATCCTGTTCCTGATCGGCGGTGCCTGGTATTTCATGGCCGACATTGGCCTGCGTATGCTGACGCCCCGCGAGTTGTACCGGGCCAACGGTTTCCCGGACGATTACAAGATCGAGCGGGACTATATGGGCAACGTCTACGGGAAAAGCAAACAGGTGGCCCGCTGCGGCAACGCGGTCCCGCCGCCCTTTGCCACGGCCCTGGTCCGGGCAAACTTCCCGGAGTGGTGCGGCCAGACGATCACGACAATGGCGGAATTTGAAAAGGCGGTGGCGGTATGAACGGAAAAACAGCCACGTTTGAGTGGCCCGTGTCCCATTTTGACCTGGACCAGATCGCGGAAAGCGGCCAGGTTTTCCGCTGGGAGCGGCGCGGCCCGTGCAACTACCTGATCCCAGCGGGGGATCAGGTGTGCGTGGCCTATATGACGGCGCCGGACAAGCTGGCAGTCAGGTGCCGGGAAAACCGTGCAGCGTTTTGGCGGTATTATTTCGGCCTGGGCGACCCGTACCCGGAGTATTGGCGGACAATCAACACCTGGGCGGAGCGGGACGGCCCGGACGCCTACCTGTCCAGAGCGGCGGCGGAGGCCGACGGCATGGTGGTCCTACATCAACCCGCATGGGAAACAATGGCCAGTTTTATGATCAGCCAAAACAACAACATTCCCAGGATCCGGGCCAGTGTGTCCGCCCTGTGCCGCCGGTTCGGAAAAAAGATCACCACCGTGGACGGTGAGGAGTATTACACATTCCCGCCACCGGAGGCCCTGACCGACGCGGCGGAACTTGCGGGCCTGGGCCTGGGTTATCGGGACAAGTATATGGCAGCTATGGCCAGAGCCATCACCGGCGGCGGGCTGGACGTGCCCCTGGTGTCCGCCATGGACTACACCAGGGCCAAGGCAATCCTGAAAGCGATCCCCGGTATTGGCGAAAAGGTGGCCAACTGCATTTTGCTTTACGGCATGGGGCACCTGGAGGCGTTCCCGGTGGACACATGGATCCGTCGGGTGCTGGATCGGGAGTTCCCGGACGGTTTCCCCATGGAACGCTATGCAGGTTTCGGCGGCCTGGTCCAGCAAATGATTTTCTACTACGAACGGAGGAGATAAACATGGGCATGATCGTCATTGGAGTGGGCACCACCCAACTGGGCAGCATGAGAACGGCGCCAAACGGCGACGTTGTGAGCGTAACGCCTGCGGTATGGAAACCGGATAGCAAGGGCGGAAGTGTGGCCATTTGGCCGCTGAACCCCGAAACAATGGAGCAGGACGGCCCGGCGGAGGTTTTCGGGGATTGGCAGGCCGCCGAATACCTGGCCAGAGCGTTGGAAATGATCCGCCCCAGCCGCCAGATCAACGTCCCGAACCTGGAGGCCATGATCCGGCAGGCCACAAAAGACGGTTTCAACATCTGCGACTATTGCCCGGATTTTAATTGCCGGGACTGCATTGTGAACGAGTGGAAAGGAGATCCCGAAAATGAATAAAACGAAAATTGACTGGGCCACCATGTCCTGGAACCCCGTAACCGGGTGCCGACACGGCTGCCCCTATTGCTACGCCAGGAGGACCGCCCGACGGTTTGACGCCAACCTGGAGGACCCCGCTGCCCTCCCTGGCGGCCTCCACGTTCTGGAGAACAAGATCAAGGCCACGCCGTACCCCTATGGGTTTGAACCGACCCTGCACCGCTACCGCCTGAACCAGCCGGAGCGCCAGGGAGAGCCGCAGACCGTGTTCGTGTGCAGCATGGCGGACCTGTTCGGGCGATGGGTGCCAACGGGCTGGATCCGGGACGTGCTGGACGCCTGCCAGCAGGCACCCCAGCACCGTTACCTGTTTTTGACTAAGAACCCGGCCCGTTATCTCGAATTGGACCAGCTGGCCCTCCTGCCCCATGAGAATAATTACTGGTACGGCAGCACTGTGACCAGCGAGGAGGACATGGCCATGTACCCCATGCCCTGGTCAAACATCAACACGTTTTGGAGCATGGAACCGCTGCTGGGGCCGGTGGATATGGAAAAAGCGGAGGGCCTGCCCCAGTGGGTGATCCTGGGCGCCGAAACGGGAAACCGGACGGACAAGGTGATCCCCTGCCGGGAATGGGTGGACAAAATCGTGATGTTCTGCGCGGAGAATGAGATCCCTGTGTTCTACAAGGACAACCTGCGGGCATACTTCCCGGATCTTCCTGCCTCTGCTTTCCCGTGGGAGGTGTGAGCCATGGAAAACGCCGAAAAGGTGGAGATCGGTTACACGGTGCCGAAAGAACGGTGGATTGAAGCGGCCAAAAACCTGGAGGACCTGGGGAATGTGCTGGCTGGCAATCTCCTGGCCATAAATGGCGACGGGAGAGGGCAGGAGGACGCGGACGCGCTTATGGCGGACATTGTACTGGCCTGCCTGGCATTGAACCATGTGGCGGAGTTTGCCGTTGACAAGTGCCGGATCATTCTGGTTACCGGGCAGAATGGAGGATAATATGCGGGCTGTGCTTATGAGCATGAAACCCCAATGGTGGGAGAAAATCCTGGCCGGGGAAAAGTTGCTGGAGATCAGAAAAAGCGCCCCCAAAGGCGGAGCGGGAGAGCCGGAGCCGTGGCCGCTGCTGGTCCTGGTCTATGTCAGCGGCACCGGAGCGGTGCAGGGCCAGTTCTCATGTGAGGGGTGGGTGAAAACCAACTATCTGCAATTCCTGGAAAGGCTGTCCTGCGTCCCGCTTGAAGATCTGGAGAAATACGCCGGAGG